TTTTGGTTTAGCTTTAATTTTCATTTTCTCAATCTTAAAATCTTTATCTTTCATTTTGTTTTCATGCTGCATTCTAAGATCATCGTTTAACTGATTAGCTAATATTTTATCATATTCTAAATTAATTTTTTTAGAAGCCTCTTCTCTTTTAAGAAGTACCTCATTAAGTTTAATATTTAACTCTGCTGTATTATCTGGATTTTCATCAGTAGGTTTTGAAGCAAATCCTAAAGCTTGTATTTGAGCTATAGCTATTTTACTTTCTCTGTCTAAAGCTTTATCCTCTCTATCATCAGAATGTAATTGAGCTTCATGTTCAAATTCAGCTTGTTGCATATCAGCGTCAGCCTGTTGTTTAGCTTCAGCTTGTTGTTGCATTCTTAATTCAGCTTTAGTTATTTCATTTTCAAGTTCTGCTGTAGAATTAGATTTAAATACTTTTACTACATCACTCATCATGATTTTATCATTTTGTAAAGCTGCTTGTAATAAACCTTCTAATTTTTCTTTTACAATAACATCTTTAGGATTATTTGTTACAAATATACCTATATCTGAATTATTCATTTTTTCTGAATCTACATCAAAAAAAACTCTTTGCATATCATCTGTAATATAACTAATAGTTTTATTATCTTGATAAGCTATTTTTGCAGCTTCTACTAATTGATTAAGTACTCTTTCTTTTACTTTATTATGATTAAAATACATATATTCAGTAATAATACTTGATTGAACTACTGAATTTTGAATACCTGTAGCTGATTCAGAACTATAAGTTTCTCCTAATCTTTGTCTTGATACACCAGATACTTTTTCTACAGCATCCTCAATTTTATTAATGATATTAATGTATTGACCTATAGATTGAGATATTGTCATATCTATAGAAGTAAATTGATTAAATTTAGATACTGTATTAGGATCTCCTACTCTACCTTCTTCAAGAGAGTTGATAAAAGCTACACCAGTATTAGTAAAATAATAAACCCATTTATCTAAACTAATACCTTTAGATTCTGGTATTTGAGCCATATCAATTACCATTTTTTTACCTTGAGCTTTAGCTACTTCTAACTCAAGTCTATACCACATTGTATTATATATAAATTGATATTTCTTTAATAAATCTACAATTGAAGTAGATACAGAATTAGTAGAATTGTATACTTTACCTACATAAGGCATTTTACACAATGAAGGATTATTAGCTGTTCTGCATTGATTATCTATAGGACCGATATTTATAAAAATATCGTTACCTATTCTTATACCAGACCACACTTCATTTATATATTCCCATTCTAATTTATAAGGTATAGCTTGAATTATAAATTCACTAGGTATTTCAAAAGATTCATCTACTATTATCTTTTTTTCTTCATTGTTTTCAGGATTTATATAACTAAAGAATCCTATTTTTTTCCAAGTTTTCCAACAACATATATTAACACTAATATAACTAGCTCTTCTTGTATTAGAAGCACTTTGTTGACCTGTTATAAAATTATCATAAGAATATCCTGGTAAAGCATCCCATTTAGATATAGATGTAGAAAGGCCTGTTTCATCCATATCTAATCTTTCTAAATCATCAGATGTTAAATATTCTCTATATTCATCAAGGATTTCTCCTTTAGTCATAAATCTTTCTTCTCTACACCATTGAGAATCTTCTATTTCTTTAACATCAGGATTTTTATCATAATCAAAAAATAAAGGATTTACTACTCTAAGTATTGGTTCATTATAACTAATACCTACATGATAAATTTCTTCTCCTGCTATTAATCCATGCTCCCAACCTTCAACAAATTTTTGAACAATGTTTTCCTTTTTATATAAATAATTAAGAATATCATTAGATTGTTTTTCAACAATATCTTTATATTCATAAGTTATATATTCTTCTATTTGTTTAGGAGTTTTTGGTTGTACTGGATTTCCTTGTTCATCTGTAGGAGGAGGAGTTAATCCATATTTAGCTTCTTCTGCTTGAATATATTGAGCTAGAGATTCTTTTAAAAGTTTAGCTTTATATTCTTGTTTTACAGAAATTGCTTCACCATTAACAGCTACTGCTGTAAAACTAAAAGGCCTTCTTAAATCATCTCCTTTTAGAAATTCTATAACATTTCTAATAATGTTATAGTTTTCCATTTTCGCAGGAGTATCACCATAACCTTTACCTATTCCCCAAGGATCTGTTACATAAAGAAAATCTTCTTCATTAAAAATACTGTTTACTAAATTATAATTTACTTGTTTATTGTATTTAGTAGTTCTACCATTGTAATAAGTGGTTGTACCCATACTAATAATAGCATTTATACAAGCTTCTTTCCAATCTTTATTTTTATCTTTTATAGAAAGTTTTTGAGGAGGCATACTATTTCCATAAGGATTTATAGTATTTTTTACAGCGTTTTTAATTTTTACCTCTATGTTATTCATTTTATCTATATCTGTTAGTAAACATTCTTCTATCTAAAAAAGATTCTTGTTTTTTTTCATTTCTTTTTTCAATAGTTATTTTAGTTAATTGTATTTTATAAATAACAATTAACATTAACGCAATAACTCTATCAAAGTTACCTTCATCATTATATGATATTAATTCTTTTAATAAAGCTTTATCATATATAAATTTATAATTAGGTACTCCTTCAGCGTTTGTTTCTAATAACCAATCTGCAACAAGAGTTTCTAACTGTAATTTAGTGTCTTTATTCATTGTTAACCCATACCCTTTTCTAGAAGCTGATGAAGATGCTTTTAGCATAGTAGGAGTTTCCGCTAGTAAATATAAACAATTTTTGTTTTCAAAGTATTCTTTTACTAAATTTATCTGATTCTCATATAAGCATTTAGCTTTATAAAATATAAGTAACCTTCGTATTGTTTCATGAAATTGTTTTAAAGTTTCAGGTCTACCAATATAAGAGGCTACTAATCTGTCAGATATACCTCCTATTACACTACCTCTTTTATATATATAACAAGCACCCAGTGAATTAGAATATTGAGCTTGATCTTTAGCATAAGGGTCTAAAGATGCTATATACATCAATTCTGGTATATTACCATCTTCAGGAGGAAATTCATAAATAACTACTGCTCCTGCATGTTTATCTTGATCTCTTACTGGAAATCCACATTCATGTAAACTATCATCTTTTATAAAACTAACTAATCCTGAATCGCTTATAGTTAATGTACCTTTAATACCTGTATTATCTATTGTTGGTTTTGCTTCTATATTTCTAAGATGTAAATCTAATTCATAAACATTAAAAATATTAGTACTTGAAATACTAAAAGCTTCTTTAGGAGTAAATGGTTGCTCTGTTATATATTTGGTTAACTGTTGTTTATCCTTAGATTTAGTTTTAATCATGTCTCTTCTAGACATTTCAGATTGAACAGCAGCATCTATATCAGAGTTACCTTCTTTATCCATAAATCCTACTTTATTAAGATATACAGGAAAAAAGAAACCACAACTCTCATTAGATTGTTCATCATCCCAAATATTTTCAAAAGCAAGCATATCATAAGGTTCTGGATTATAATACATTTCATTAAAATCTAATGTACCATATTCCATATCTCCACCTGTTCCAAAAATAATTGCTTGACCTGTAACATAATCTCCATCTTTTAAAGACGGTTCTACAGCTCTAAAAGCATCTTTAAGATTTGCAAAAGTACCTGCTTCTTCAAAAATTACTAAATTTGGATCTTTACCTCTAGCTGCATCAGGGTTATTTTGAAAAGTAACACCTGTAATTTCTGATAAAAAACCTTGTTCTACTACAATACCTCCAATAGGTCTTTTAAAACCAGATTTCATTTGAAGATCATTAGCAGAATTAATAAGTTTTTTCTTAGCGAAAGGAGAACTTAAAGCTATAGTATTTAAATGATCTGAATATTCCTGAGCTTTTTTAAAAGTATCTTTAGCATATTTTTCTTCAAAAGAAGCTATTAATGATTTACTTCCTCTATTTAATAAATACTCTTTAAGTACTATACTAGCATTTTTAAAACTAAAACCTTTACGTCTAGATTTACCACATATTAAATGTTTACCTCCTGATAAATCTTTTATTTTAGAATGTAAATTTAATTTTAAATAATCAGATTGTTCTATACCGTTTCTAGCTATTTCTTTAGCCCAAAAAAATTCATAATCACCATCCCAAAAATCAGGAAGAGATATACCTTTTGAAACAGCTTTAGTAGCTTTGCCAGTTTTATCATAAACTACTCTTCTTATAGGAGAATAGTTTAGATAAAAATAATGATCTCCTGTAATTTTAACATCTGCTACAGAATAACCTTCTTTACATCTTCTTACTTCTTCATTCCAAAAAGCTCTATGTTCTAAAGTACCTGGAAGTGCATGAGTATATACTTTATTTTTTAAGTAATAATTACCTGCTTCTGAGAAATATTTAGTATTTACAAATTTCATTTATAGGTTTATTTACTCTTCCCAATCATTTGGTGTATAACCTGCTTGAGCATCACCTCTACTTGAAGAAATTTCTTTTTTAACTTTATCTTTTAATGCTTGTACAGATTCTACTATTTTACCCGCTTCTTTAATTGCTGAAGTAATATCATAAGGTTTATATAATAATTTACCTTTATCATCTACAGAATTTAAATCTACAGTTAACAAAAACTGTCTTACTTTATCCATACCTATAAGATTTGCATCTAAGTATCTCATAGTAGGGGTTTGTTGTAATTCAATAAATTTATCTATTGCTGCTTGATGATTTTGTGTTATAACTAAATTTTTACAAAAATCTTGTATTACTTTATTCTTTCTTTCTGATTTATCATAGTTAGAATAAGGTGATTTATAACTACCCATGTGGTAAATATATAATAAGCTTTCCTGATTAGATAAACCTCTAAACTCAGGAATCATTTTATTAAACTCATTAATATATATAATTCCTTCTCTTACTTCAAATACATCATTGTCCATAACTATATATTTTAATTATTAATAGATGTCTTTTTTCAAAATCTATAAATACTTCTTTTAATAAATAAAGATCATTTTCTTCACAAAATATTTTTAAGTAAGTTTCTTTAGAAAAAGATTCTGCTAAAATCAATTCTAAACTAGTACTTTCGTAAACTAATGTGTTTTCCAGATGGAGTTTTAACTTTGAACTCATTACCTATTTCTGTTTCTAATACTTGTTCTCTTATTTCACCACTATTAGTATATTTAACTCTACCTGTTTTAACTCCAAATATACCAAGATATTTTAATCTTACAGCATACCAATCTCCATCTTCAATAGTTTTTCTAACAAAATCAAATTGAAATCTGAAAACTTTCTCAATAGTTTTTAAATCTACTTCCTTTCCTTCAGATTTCAATTGTTCTTGTACTTTTCTATATAATCTTTCGTATAAATCCATTTATATTTTTTCTGTTTTTACAATTGGATATTTACTACTTAATGATGGGTTATGAGTTATAGTTAACCTAATACCAGCATCTCTACTTAATACTTCTAATAAGTATCTAAAATCAAAACTATTTGAAGATTTTAATAAACCTAAAATAACACTCAAAGCTTCATTATCAGGAGATACAGTATTTATTTTTTTAATAAGTTCTGTATATTCTTCTAAATCAATTGTTACTTTTGGTTTTGAAAATTCCATAAATTTTAATTATTACATCCACAATTACATATTGTAGTTTTTTGACAAGTTTCACATTGTTCTAAAGGTCTGTTGATTACAGGATCTATAAAAGGAACTCTTAATCTCATATTATAATATTTAGCAAAATCTCCCCATCCATGAGTATTAGCTCCATAACAAGCTAACATTTTAGCAGTATCATAACTTCGCCAGTTAACAGCTTGCATAAATAGATTAGATAATAAATCAATATTAGCATTATTCCATTCTAATGTAATTATATAAGATTCAACCAAATCAGTTTTATTTAATTTCACATTATCATATAAATCTTCAGGAATTATATTATACTGACTCATTTTATTCTTCAATTTTAAATATGAATGTTACGCTAGTTGTAGGAAAAACTTTAGAATTTAATCTGTAACCATATCTAGTTTTTTCAATAATACCTTTTTGATTTTTTAATCTCATAAATGTATTATTAAATGAATATTCAGAAATCTTTAGTTTATCCGCTATAACTTTTCTATTTTCTTTACTAAATGTCTCTATAAAACACAAATCATCATTAGTATTAGTGCTTTTTAATTTATTAAATATAGTAATAAATTCAATTAAAATGTTTATATCGCTTAAAGTTAGATTAAGATATCCTTTCCAAAGAAGAAGATAATTTTCTATATAACTATCCTTAGATACCTTAATTGTTAATGGTTTTGATTGATTAAGTAAACTAGACATTATATATTGTTGTTTGATAAGACAAATATATAATTAAATTTATTATAATCCTATAGAATTAATTATTAATTTTACAGTAAATATAAATTATATGATAAGAAATAAAAACAATAGAAATAAACACAGTAAACTTGAACAAATAAGATTGTGTCAAAAATATAAACAAAATATTGAAAATAAGACTATTGTTAAAAAATCTATTTTAAATAGAATAAAAGAATTTATAACAAAAATTATTATAAAATGATAAGTTTAGGAAAGTGGATTTGAACCAATTATAGAGTGTAATATCTGCTACTATACTACATTGACTTCTCTACTTTTTAAAAGTAGATAATCAATGATGGGAGTTACACCCATATCTCTCCATTAGGGTGTTAGATGGGATTTGAACCCATATACTCCTGACTCACAATCAGGTGCATTACCTATCTGCCACTAACACAGTCAGGATGGCAAGATTTGAACTTGCGAACACTACATTCCAAGTGTAGCCTATGTAGCCTTCTGTGGAACATCCTGATATAAAACAAAAAAACCTTACTTTTTTAAGGTAACGTTTTTAAGTTAATTATATATGTTGTACTTTATATAATACTATCCTTACCAATCAGTGTTGCTCTGACTGCTTTACAAATAGCTATTATAATATTTTGTTTCATGTTGTAAAGGTAATAATAAATAATTAAATTGCAAACAATCAAAACAAAAATAACATGAAATAT